GTCACCGTTGTTTGGTCAATCTGCTTCAAATTACGACCAGCGTGCGCCAATAGCAATTGGTTTCCAGAACCCTGAGCGTCAAACGTAGAGTCAAACTGCCATAAGTTTAAATCGCTTGCTGTAAAAGTGGTGATTGTGGCAACTTTAATTGAGAATCCAGAACCACTACCACCAAGATTGGTGTTTGATGCGCTCAATGTATTGCCAACAACGTAGTTATTTCCATAACTTGTAAGAGTCACAGAGGTCACAGCACCACCAGATACAACAATGGTAGCTTTTGCACCAGAGCCAGAACCCCCAGTTAACGGTACAGCCGTATAAGTGGCGTTTACATAACCAGAGCCACCAACAAGCGTGTTTAGCGTTAAGGCTCTTCCTGTAAAAGTAAATTGATTAACACCAGAACCAATGCCAAGGTTGTTGATGTTGACAACCTCAAGACCGTTGTTGTACCCGTTAAAAACCGAGTTGACACCATCGACTGAGTTGACATATATGCCGCGAGAGTATCCGTTTGCATTGCTGACAATTGCGCGATAGCCACCAACTTTTCTTGGGCGACCACGTTGAAAGCGTACCCAACGAGCGTCCGTGTAGAAGTTCAGGTCAAACACGGTTCCATCGCGCTGGACGCCCGGCAACGTGTCAATGGTAAAAACTTTTTTGACCATCAGAAAGTCCCGCCAGCAACACCACCCGTAAAGTTACCAGTTCCAACAATAGCTAAACCAGAAGCAGAAACTGTTGAACGCAAAACACCAAGAATAGAAATATTAAACTCACCAGAAGCCGCACGGTACACGCCTGTTGTGGTTTCTGATGAAAAGTTCAATGAAGGCGCTCCAACAGAGCCATTGTTTAAACTAATGTTTGAAGAACCCGCAAGAATTGTATTGGCGTTATACAAATTAACTGAATCACAAACCAATGTGGCTTGAGTTCCTGTCGTTAAAACCGCAGTACCGCCAGAACCCGTTGAAATTGTGACCGTGTATGCACCAGTTGTTGCATTGACAATGTAGTACACCTGCACCGTAGAGGGAACAATGATTGTTACGTTGCCCGTCAATGCGCCCGTGTACTTCTGAATGACGTTAGAAGCCTCTGAAGCAGTTAGGGTGTAGGTTCCAGTCAAAACTGCTTTAGATAATTGGGTAAACGCAAATTGCGTATTTCGACCCAAACCAACTGTGTAAAACTGAGTTCCACTACAAACAACGATGCAAGAGTCTGCGGGTTGCAAAACAATTGACGCAGAACCGTTTACCAAGTTACCGCTAGTTCCAGTTATTGTTAAAGCGCCCGTTCCACTGTTGCGAACAAACATAAACCAATTGTCGGCAAGCGTAGACGCAAGGCTCAAAGTCAAAGTTCCCGCACCACCAGTCCATACATAGGTGCTAGAGCGGTCAGTGGTAAGCGCAGTGTAATTAGAGGAAAAAGTTGTAACAGGCTGGGACTGGTTCAGTGTTTGACCAATTGCCAACAAGCCATACCCAGCAAGAGTGGCGGCATCTTGACCAGAGGAACCAATACCAAAAGCAATGATGCCCCAAACACCTTCTTCAGTACCGTTGTCGGTGATGTAGATGTACTGAGCCTCGCCTACCAACACGGTCACAATCGTGTTAATTCCAGCGTAGTCCATGACCGTGAAGTCTTCTCCACCAATATTGCGAATCAGTGCGTCTTGCCCTACCGAAGCCTGATTTGCAGGAGGCATCCACAACTCAGAAACGCCAGTTGTGGTGACCTCCATAATACGAGCGGCGGCATCATTGGTTGTACTCCCGTTGATGGGCCATTCCAATTGAAGGGTTGTGTTCGCTATTGAAATCTCGCGATACGAAACATCCGTCGGTTGGATGACGTTGCCTGTGAAGGGGGAGTTGAATGACGACATGATTAAGTATCCAATACAGAGGCTTGACGGTCACCAATACGCTGGACATCCTCAGACTTCAAAGTCTGAATGATGAGGTCGTAATTCTGTTGCCACATTGGCATCCGCTCATCGTTCTTGACGTATGGCATAGCTTGCAACAAAGACCCATACAGCAACGCCTGTGGGGCGTAAATGGTAAACCAGTTGGTTTGGTTGGAGGAATCAAGCGGCTGGAGCCGCTCGTAGTACAAAACTTCAAAATCATACGCAACAGCAGGCGAGGGAGCGACTAGCCAATGGGTGTAGTCGTAGTCGCCGTAATAAGCGGGCGCACCAGTCGTTGTTGCGTCTGGGGTGTACTCGCGTAGGTACTCGTACTTACGAAGCAAGACAGGTTGTTTCTCACCATCTACGGTCACGTTCATGGAGACCGTCTTGTGCCAGCGGGCTGGTTTATCAATGATAGGCTGACCAATTGTCATGGTCGAGGTCTGAACCATCAAATTGCCAAGAAACTTGATTTGGCTGGCAATAATCTGCTCTGCCAGCATAATGAACAGCGGAATCTTGGCAAGCGTATCGTCATCAGTACGGTCTAGGTAAGACTGGATATTCTCGACCAAAGAGTCGTAAGTCATTACCGATGCGGTTGCCATATTTACCCCACGTTTCGTTCAAAATGTGGACAATCCACCAGTGATTTAAAGTTGCCACCCCAGCGGTTTTTGGGGTTCAAAGTTTCCCAATAAGCACCCAGCGGCGCGAGGATGCCCTTGTCCCATATTATCTGCCCTTCCTTGAAGAAGTTCAAGTCAATGGCGCACCGCTTGAGGTGAATAGAATTAAGGGTCTTGGAACGGCCTGTCTTAACGTATATGGCCTGCTGTTCAGGGGTTCTGGCTAACTCCCCCCCAGTAACCATAAAACCCTGCTCTGTGGCGTATTGGATGAGTTTGCAGGCATCTAGCAAGAATGCCGCCTGTTCTTGACTGAGGCTCATTCTTTGTCCTTCTTGCGCATCTCCATGACTTTCTCAACGGTGCGGCCACCAAAGTAGGCGGTCATCACCAACATACCCCATTGACCCAACAAGTTGACGTAGGACTCGCTAATCTTGTATCCGCCGCCATCCAGCAATGCAAATATCAAATAAGCGGTCAGGAGGTACACCAGAGTACCGGGGCGCACATTCTTTGACAACCACGAGTCGGACGACATATCAGCCTTCCAACGGTCGCTGACATTGTTTTCTTGGTTGGCTTGAGCCGCTAACAGAACCCTAAGTTCTTCCTGTTCCAAACGGGCTTTTTCAATACCTAACTCAAGCAGACGCTCTTCATGGTCATATTGAAGTTGGCGTAACTTGGCAACTTCAGCGTCAGAAGGGTTGTCTGAAATCTTTACTCCAAGAGCGTTTTCAACAACCTCTTTGCCTTTTGCTTGAATCGCAGAAGACAAAAGGCCCAGACCATTCTGGGCCAGTGTGCCTAGCAGGGATGCAACGATTGGAATCATGTCAATCCTTTCCAGTTACAGTTTTGAGTGATTTGCTCACTGGAACCTTCTCTTCCAAGATGGCAATGTGCATTCGGTTCTCGGCAATCTGGTCTCGGTTGCGTTGAATCTCTTTTTCAAGGTCTTGGCGCAGTTTTTCACGGGCCAGTTCGGCTCCAGTGTTTGAAGCCTGCTTGTTGTCTGATGTGACAACGAGCGAAATTTTGCTGTTGAGGATGGTGACCTCATGCGCCAAGTTGGATAAGGCGCTCATCAAATAGACGACGCAAGAAAAAAGAAGAGGGAGAAGAGCAAACGTAATCTTCTCGATGAGTTGACTTTTGCTTTCCATTGCCTGAATCTTTTCCTCGCTCATTTAAACCCCCAGTAATTTTTTGACAAAATCTGCGGCAACCCCGGGGCCAAGCAACACGGCAAGAATGACTACATACAAGAGGTACTCAATCCTGTTCATGCGCTTGGAACCGTCGTCGAAGCGGGCTTGAATGCCCTCGTACCGTTGAGCGCAGATTGCTTCGTGAACACTCAGACGCTTGTCGGTCTCGGTGGCTAATTCGTGAACCGCTTCCATGCTTCCCCCTTAATTTACGGGTTCAGCAGTCACTTTCTCAACGGGTTGTTGAGCCTGTGCTTGTGCTTCTTTTTGGATGCCCTCAATCAATTGAGCAACTTGAGCATAGGGTTGATTGCCCAAATACTGAAGAATGCCGTTGACCAGTTGTGTTGAAAGAGTCAGTTTTTCCATTGCCATTTTCCTTAAAAATTTCCGCTGTTATGGGTCAGCGGTTCACCCTTCTTCTATTATGCCCAAGGCAGTGGGGGTGTCACTACTGGTGGGTTAATCTGGTTTTGAATTTGTTGTGCTACAGCGGCTTCAGTTGCTGTCTGGTCAACACCGTTAGCCCAAATCC